CATTTAATGAAGCTGGTAGGGTATTTCAATTAATTTCAGGTTCAGCAGGTGTTAAAGTAACTACAGCATCTACAACTACAGACGGATATAGTTTAAACTCAGGTTCATATGGCTGGCTATTGCCAGATATTGGAACTATTTTATTAAATCCTTTTGCTTTAAGTGGTTCATTAGCTTCAGGTGGTATTGGATTAAATTATAGTGTAGTATCAAATTCAACAGGTAGTAATAATCAAAAATTATATAGAGCTATAAGTGGTTCAACAGCCGCTACATTTACAATTAATTCTCAAGAAACAATTACTTCAGATTTTATATTTGTAAGACCTAGAAGTGCAGAATTTAATTACTCAGAAAATCCATCATTCATTTCAGGTTCAACAGGTGAGGTATTATATCCTTCATTTATTAATAACCCACAAACTTACATTACAACAGTAGGTTTATATAACGATACTAACGAATTATTAGCGGTAGCAAAATTATCTAGACCATTATTAAAAGACTTTACAAAAGAAGCTCTTATTAGAGTAAAATTAGATTTCTAATGAATGGGCGCTTACAAACAATTTTTAGCATCTGATATCGTAGTAACTCCCTTCGAAGTGAATAAAGCATTCAACTTCGAGGGAGCAGCCGCATTAACTGCTTCTGGTGTTGGAATTGATAGATTTTTAGGAACTAATATAACAGGAGCTTTTAATCTTGCTTCTGCTCCTACAACAGGACAAGTATCAACTCAATATCAAAGTTTAGTATATAATTCAATTAAAGAATTATATTATACAAACTACTTAAGTTCAAGTTATGGTGATAATGTAAATACAGCTAGTTTAATACCTGGAGCTGATACAGCAGGAGATAGATATGTTGGTACCACACAAACACCTAACTATTTTAACTACTTACAAACTACATTAACTTACCAAAGATATTTTCCTACAGGTTCAAATGATATTATAGGTGTTATATCTATTCCTTCACGTTTATTTGGAGATTATATTCAACCTAAGTCATTTGTTTATACTACACCTAGTGGTAGCATAACAGATGATGGAGAAGGTAATATAATAGATGAAAACTTAGAAATTATAGGTAATATATTTTATTATCAAGGACTTATAACTATTACAACTTCTAATCCTATAGGATATGGATTTGTAACTTATGGTAATGCTCTTTATGGTGGTCAAGCAGGAGATAATGCTTCAATTTTAGGATATGTTACTAGTAGTAATGTTACTTGCTCATTTTCTAGTTCATATAAAATATATGAAACACAATATAAATGTACAATGAGAGAAAATGAATTTAATTTTTCTCAAAATCCAAGTTTATCCTCAGGTAGTACATTAATATCAAGTTCAATGGGTACTTTCTTTACTCCAGGACAATATTTAACAGATAACGTAACAGGTTCTTATTTTTCACCTTATGTAACAACAGTAGGTTTATATGATGAAAATCAAAACTTATTAGCAGTAGGAAAACTATCCCAACCCTTACCTGTATCACCTACTACAGATACAACAATATTAATTAATTTAGACAGATAATGTTAACATTACCAACTTGGGTTTACAATAGTAAACCCATCACTAACCTCAACGATTTTCCTAAAGATACATTTGGATTTATTTATATAGTTAAAAATACTGATACTAATAAATCTTATATAGGTAAAAAAGTATTATACCATAATAAAAAAGTAAAATTAGGTAAAAAAGAAGTAGCCGAATTAACTGGTGTTGGCCGTAAACCAACTACTAAAATAATAACCAAAGAATCAGATTGGGAAACATATTACGGCTCTAATAAAGAAGTAATGCAATTAATTAAAGACGGTAAACAAGATTTGTTCACTCGCACTATAATTAAATTAGCACCTAATAAAAAATTACTAACTTACTACGAAACACAAGCCTTATTTACATATAAAGTATTAGAACACCCAGAATCATTCTATAATGATAATATATTAGGTAAGTTCTTTACTAAGGACTTTACACTATAGTTTGGCTTTTTAACCATTCTTTCGTATAATATGAGGTATGGTAAATCAACTACTTGTAAATTTAGTAAACTCGGTTTTAGGCATTAGTAAATCTACATCAAAAGGCAACTACGCGTATCATTGTCCTTTCTGTAATCACCATAAACCTAAGTTAGAAATCAATTTTACTGAATCAGATAAAAGTGAAAATCCATGGCATTGTTGGAGTTGTAATAAAAAAGGTAAATCATTAATTAATTTATTTAAAGCAATACATGCTGATCCTGATAAGTTAGCAGAACTAAGACCATTAGTTAAATACACATCAGGCGAAAAAATAGTACAAACTGCAACTATTTTAAAATTACCTCAAGAATTTAAACCATTAACTAATATATCTGATAGTAATATTATAGGTAAACATGCTTTAAATTATATTAAAAAACGAGGTATAACAGAAGATGATATATTAAAATATAATATAGGTTATTGTGAGGGTGGTAAATTTAATAAAATGATTATTTTACCATCATATGATGCTACGGGCAAATTAAATTACTTTACTGCTCGTAACTTTGATAAAACATCAAGTCTTAAATATAAGAATCCAGATGTGTCACGTAACGTTATACCATTCGAACTGTTTATAAACTGGAATACACCGATTATACTGTGCGAAGGAATGTTTGACGCCATTGCTATTAAACGAAATGTTATACCGTTATTAGGCAAGAATATACAGTCTACGTTGATGTTAAAGCTAGTAGCATCATCTGTTAAGAAAATTTACGTAGCTTTAGATAGAGACGCATTAAGAGAAGCATTACAATTTTGTGAACAATTAATAAATGAAGGCAAAGAAGTATATTTAGTAGATTTAGATGGTAAAGATCCAAGCGAATTAGGATTTAGACATTTTACTGAATTAATACAGAACACCTATCCCCTAACCTTTTCAGGCTTGCTTGAAAAAAAATTATCATTATGATAGAAAAAAATGTAAACATTAACAAAAAACATGTTAAACGTATTTTAGAAGCGGATGTAGATTCTAAACGAGTTAATATATTAGACAGTAGATTCTATAGTAGACATGGAAATTATTATCCATCTGTTACTAATATTTTACAATTTATGCCAAAAAATAAATATTTTGAAAATTGGCTTAAAGATGTAGGACATAACGCAGATATTATTGCTCGTAGAGCAGCTGAAGAAGGTACTCAAGTACATGACGCCGCTGAAAGATATCTTAAAGGCGAAAAACTACAATGGTTTGATGAGAAAGGAACATCTATTTATTCATTAGATGTATGGAAAATGATTTTAAAATTCCATGATTTTTGGAGTACTTATAAACCAACTCTAATAGAGAGTGAAATCCATTTATTCTCAGACCAATTTATATATGCTGGTACTTGTGATTTAGTACTTGAAATTAATGGTGAAAAATGGATGGTAGATATTAAAACATCAAAATCATTACATACAAGTCAAGAATTACAATTAGCTGCTTACTCACAAGCATGGAATGAAAACTTTGAAGAGAAAATAGAACGTGCAGGTATATTGTGGTTAAAATCAGCTAAACACGGTCCTGATAAAAATAATAAAAAAATTCAAGGTAAAGGTTGGGAATTAGCAGAATCTGAGCGTAGCATTGAAGATAATTTAACATTATTTCATTCAATTCATAATCTATTTAAATTAGAAAACCCAAACCCACGCCCATCATCTGAACAGTATCCTACAGAAATTCAAATAGGAGTATAAGTATTAATATTTATATATAAACATTAAGATGATTTCTTTAATTGAGCTTTTAAAATCAATAACTTTAGAAGGTGGCAACGTATTTGGCACCACCTCTAGTATCAAAAAAGAATACATCCAACCCACTCTTAAAAATTTCACTGCTGAATTAAATAAAGTATACCCAAAAGTAAAATTTAACTTTAATACTTTAGGTTCAGTTGGTAAAAAAGATGAATCTGGTGATATTGATTTAGGTATGAGTGTTGACCAATTTATGGATAAAGATGGTAATCCATTATTATCTAATTGGAATATTGATAAAGCTGAATTTGACACTCTATATGAAAAAATTAGAAAACGTTCACGTTCAGCATCAGAAACTCAAAGCAAATTAAGAGCTATGTTAGAATTAATAGCTACTAATCTTGAAAAGAAATCAGAATATATAGACACTGATTTAAAAGCAGCAGGTAATGGCTCAATATTTTGTAATTTTCCTCAATACAATGAAAAAGGAGAAATACTTAATGATAAATCAGTACAAATAGATATTAATGTAGGTAATTTAGATTGGCTAAATTTTAGTTACTATTCAAATACCTATAAAGATAATGTAAAAGGTTTACATAGAACCCAATTAATGGTAGCTATGTTCCAAGCATTAAATAAAACTTTTAGTCATGGTACTGGTGTTAAGGATAAAGAAACAGGAGATATAGTAGCGACTAATCCTCAAGAAGCATTAGATGTATTAAACCAAGGATTTAAACTTAATTTATCTCAAGATGTATTAAATGATTATTTTGAGTTAATGGATGTTTTAAAGAAAAAACTACCTAAAGATAAATTAAATCAAGTATTAGATATATATTTAAGAATATTAGACTCAACTAGAGCTGATATTCCATTAG